CACTCGGCCATTGATACCTTGGGCGTTTGGTTTTCCTGAAGCGCCTTACGGGTTTTACTGATATTGACCCCGAACGCAGCCGCGGTCTCTTTTCGATCTGTTATGATTTTTTTGTCCGCTTCGCGACCACGGGCTTCCGCCTCGGCCGTCTCTCTTTCCATGAGCATACGCTCCCGCTGTATCAAACCACTGACAAGCGTGTCGAGCTTATCGATGCCAATATTTGGGTACTTGTTTTCCCCGTTCAGTTGGAGGTCAGCGGCAAGTTCACCGACCTTCTCGGCTGTTGTCGCAGAAGCCTCAGCAACTCGGTATCTATAGAGATCAATTCGCTCCAGACTCTTCTGCTCCTCGACCGTCCTCATTTTCTCAGTCCAGCCACCGACAGCCGCGAAGTAATCAATCCTCGCGATATGGAGAGCCTCCCGCTTATTACGGTTGTCTCCAGGCGATAGCGCCGCAATCTCACGCTCGGCCTCGTCCCGGTATTTATACCATTCAGACGTAGTGTGATCCTCGAACCGTTTTCTGACAGACTGATGAATTTGCGGCATCGCTGAGAATATTTTTGTGTGGGCGCTGTTGATAAAGCGAGCGCGGACGTCTTTGTCTTGGATGGTCTTGGCTTGAAGACTCACTGCATCGAGCGCATCCCGCTCGAATTTATTGACCCGCTCCCGCGCGGACAGCTGGTTGCCCGCTTCATCTAGGGAACTCTCAGGACTTTCATCGAGCAAAGCAGCGCGCTGCGCGGCAAACTTTTCATTGAATATATTTTCATTCGTTAATTGCTTGGACGCCTGCCCCTTTCTGTGCTCTTGCTCGATAACCCCGCCCCATCGCTGAGCCTCGTTCCCGATCGTCTGCCCGAACTGCTGTAACGCAGCACCAGGCGCGCCAAATGCGGCGGGACTCGCCTGAACGCCCAGGAACTGCGCGCCCGCCTGGCTTGGAAAAGCGGTCTGCCGTTTGTAGGTTGGAATTTTCATGCTGTCGCCATCATCGACGCCGCCTGAGAGGCGCCCTGCAACAGCAGCGCTTGGCTCTTATATTTCCCCGCGACGATGTAGTTGCGGGCATATATCTTCTGTAGCTCGCCCTCCATGCGCGCATTAACGCCCTTCTCATTCATCGCCTGCACAGCGCTCATGGTCGCCATTTTTCGCGCAGCCATTTCTTCGTCGAACTCGGCTGCATTGTCCAGAGCCACCAGGCGTGCCGTGCCGGTGCCGGGCATCACGCCGCTTTTCGTGAAGGCGACGTTGACACCTGATTGTAGTTCGCGAAATCTGCTGACTTGTGTGCGCGCCTCAACAGCGTCGACGAGCGCTTTATGTTTAGCGCCGATATCCGCGACTTCGGCGTTGCGTTCCTGAACGGCGGCATTAAACCGGGCTGCTCTCGCCTGTCCTTTTGCCTGTTCTTTAGCGCCTTTCGCCGCAACGACGGCGCCCATAATCGCGGCTGCTGCTGCTACATACGGCATCGCTTACCTTCCAGTTAGTTTTGCAAACAAAACATGATCGGCGCCGTCGGGGCCGTAGGCTCTCAGCAAGCCTTCGCGCTCAAACCCCAGGAACTCGAGAAACCGTTGCGCCGTTTGAGCGTCGGCGCGGGCCGTCGCCTGGACGCGGCGAAACTCAAATTCCGCGGTCATCCGATCGATGCCTTCGCGGATCAGCCTGACGAAACTTTTTTTGTACCGTGCCACCTGTTCACTCGGCAGCACCCACGCCTCGCCCAGCCCGTCCCACACCGGGTAGATACCGCCGGCACCGATAAGGTGTCCATTTCTGATCACCGAGACGGCGTGACGTGCTGCCGGATGCGGCGCACTGTTCACCGGAATTTTGCCCAATAACGCGCTGCGCAAATACTTATTTTCCGCCTCGGTAACCGCCACCTGACCGATCAAATCTTCCGCGTGGCCTGGCTCAAACGGGATCGATTTGAACTCAATCGTATGTTTGGACACGCGCGAATATTCCGACCAGCGTCATCGGCAGCGGCAAATCCTGCTGGACAATTATATAGCCGTCCTGATCGTATCCAGCCGGCATCTCGAGTTCCTTATCTCCAGTAAACAGGGGTATCGCCTTATCCATCAAATCGGCGCCCGATCGGAACGGAATGCGATCGAGCGTTGCTATCGTCGGGCCGACCTTCGCATTGACGCTGCGATAAAGTCTGAGGTTCACCTCGTCGACGCGCTTGATCTTGCCTTGCGCCGTGCCGTCGGTAGCGCCGGCCTCGATACGCATTGTTTTGAGCGTCGATGAATAATTCAGCCCGACATGCGCCTTGGTCACGGCATGATCGAGGCTGATCGCGGCCGATGAAACCGTCTGCTGGGGTTGCGTTGCGCCATTGCCGTTAATCGCAACACTTTCCGCCTCGAGATGCGTTAGGCCGCTGAGTGACGTTGCCGAGCTGCCGTTATACGTCAGACCGCTGTCGACAAAGAATGCATCCTCGACATCAGACCCGAAATCGAAACTCTTAATATACTCGATGGTCCGCGTCGTCGCGCCATTTACGGTGCGCTGCACCGTCATCCACAACTCGTCCTCGTTGCTGCCTGGCATCGTTGCGATCGATTCAACCAGGGCGTGACTCTGGCTCGTCACGGCAAGCCGCGTGGTGTCGCTGGTTGCGATGCTGAGATACCCCGTGCCGGCACGCGCAGTCTCTTTGATCGTGACCACAGCAGCCGCAGGATTGGCGACGGTGAAATCTGCATGTGCGTTGATCGCGGTATAGATGTTGTCGGCCGTCACATCATTCGACGAGTAAGGCCGGAATCCGAGAGAGCTTGCCGGCGCATCACCGCTTGATGCTTCCGACGTAAACGTCACTGTGTCGCCGTCCGATTTCGTCAATTTCAGAGTCGATCCGACAGAAATGTTTGCGTAGTCCGCCACGGTCACGGTGGCGGCGCCGCTGACGCCGCCGATGATGTGTCGATGCCAGCCGACAACCTGCTCTTCGCGGCGGTACGTCATGCCGAGCAGGACGCCATCAGACCGCACCGCCCAGACGATCGAGTCAGGCTCCTGCTGATAGGCGAGCTCGGTAATGCCGCCCGCTGTAATGTGTTCAGCCAGAATCGTCAGGTCCGGCGCGATATAGCTGTCAGAGTTGAAATCGTAAACAAGTTCGCGAATTTTTCGCGATGCCCGCTGTACGAATAGCACGGTCGATCCGACCTGGACCGGCTGCACATTGGCCGCGCCGAACGCAGACTGCTGTTTGATCTGGATGTTCACTGGTGTGATCGGCTCGTCAGCTCCACCAGCGCGGACTGAAAACTCGCCGCCACTGGTGCCGATCAGGAGCGCTCGGGAGCTCGACAGATATCGAATGATGTTGACCTGGTTCGAACCGAGGGTATAGATCAACGCATCGCCGGCGTTGGTGCCGGCGGTAAAATTCTCGAAGTCGGCAGCAGCGCTAAAATAGACTGTCTGCGGCTGATCGGTTGTGCCGGCAAGAGTCAGGCGCTGCTCGTAAAAAGCGATCGCTCCGGGGTAGCCGGTTTCTGGTGAGAACGCGCCGAGCGCCCATTCGTCGTCTGCGGCCAACTTGCCGACAAGCGTAAAGCTCGACCCCGCTGCCTCGGCCGCCACATCATCGGACGGCGACACAAGCAGCGTGTCCTCGGTGACCTTAACGATCAGATAGTCGCCATTATTAGAGCTCGTGCCGCTGGCCGTTATGGTCATATTGTCGAGGAAGCCCTGCTTTATAAAACTCTTGGCGGTGTCGACGATTCGGTCGTTGTGCTCGAGGCCGGTAGCGCTCGGGTCGCCCTCCTCAAAGCTGATCGTGCTAGCCACATAGGTCGGTTCGAGCTCGGCGGTGTAGAGATCGTTGTCTTGAACCGTCGCTGTGCAGTGCGTCGTGTCCGCGACCGCGGTAATCTTTGCGTAGCCGTGATGTAGCTTGACCAATCGCCCGATGTCGTCTGCCGTGAAGCCACCGTCGGAATTGATCCCGGTCACGGCCGAGGCGGTAATCGTCATCGATCCTGTCCTCGCGCCGGCGGTCAACGTCGTTGTCGTCGTATTCGCGTCGAGAAATGGGCCGCGGGTAAAATCGACATCGGCGATCGTCCAGGCGGTGTGGCTGGTGCGGGATATCTTTCGAACCGGGTGAGAGGGGTGTACGACGTACATCACATCGGCAGACTGCGCGAATTTCAATTCACTGAGCTGCGCTGTCGTGTAGGTCGTCGTTACCTCGACGGCTGACGCCGGCGATCCTGATGTAACCTGTCCGCCGTCTTTGAAGATGCGGAAGCCGTTATTGTAAAATTCCAGCACATACGCCTGGGTCACATTGAATTGAAATGGTATCAATCGCGAGACCGCCGACGTTGATTTCGCGTCAGCGACGTAGCGGGTGCCGGGCCGGCGCGTAGCGCCGCCGTGGGGAAATATCAGGAGGTTTTCCAGAGTTTCGCAGCCATTAAAATATTTTTTCATGTCGACGCGACCGGCTAGGCGTGTCGAAAGCTCACCGGCCGTGAACGCGGAGAAGGCAAAATTAGCGCGCGCCATTGCTAGAGCCTTGCGTTGACGAGGGTGTCTGTCTGCAACGAGCCGCTGACCGTCACGTTCTGAATCGCGCCCGGCGTGCCTTCTGTGGCATCGACGAACCGCGCTTCCGACAGCTTGGTTTCGTACAGCGAATAGAGCGTGGCGACGAGGCTGGTGGATTGCACCAAGGCAAACGCCGTGTCCGCGGCAAGCCGTGCTGCGATCGCCTCAATGAGCAGCTGGTCCCACTCATTGGGGTCCGTGACGCGCGCCAAATAAATTAAATTCAGCGTGTCTTCGTCGCAGTGAATCTTGCGGCCCTCGACGCGGAAATCGACGTTGAGATAATCGAGGCGTAGAACTCGCAGGCAATAAGGATCGGCTGGTAAGGTGAATTGATTCGTAAAGCCAAATGTCGGGCTATCACTATCGGCGGCCAGGGTGCGGCGCGTGATGAGGCAGTTCCACGGGTGCGCTCGGCAGACGGCGTCTCTGACGTAATCAAAACGCTGGTGAGTAATCCGCGCTGATTTCGAATCCTCGCTTCGCGCAATGATGTTGCTGGCGCCGACCATGTTAAGCGCGCTGTTTATGATGTCGACTTCACTCGGCATGAGGTTCTCCTAAAAACATCAGCAGTACCGTGCGATTACCCTCGTGCGGCATGACGCGATGCAGTTGGTCTGCGCTGTGGATCAGCGTTGTCAAATAGTGGCTGTCGTAGTGCTCGAACGGCTCGTCATACTCAAATTCGCCGCCGCTAAACTCGCTGGGCGGTGTCAGCCCGGTCGATGCCACCCAGCGGCACCAGGGCATCTGATTCCTGTCGCCCGTGTCGACGTGCCAGGGATGGCCGGCATGATTACGTTCAATGACGGCGTAGCTTTTCGGCGTGATCGCCGCGCCGAGCGCAAGCATCTCGACGACAATCTTGGGTATGCTGCCGGCGTCGAACGGCACACGTCCCAACGCGCTGGCGAGTTGGCTGGCCTCGGCCGGCGAGAAAATATCTTTTAACATTTTGCGCATGCTGTAGTTCCGGGGGGAGGCTGCCAAGTGCCTCCCCCCAGTCCTTTTTAGTCGACGATGTAGGTAATCAAGAACGAGAGGTCGCCGGCGGTATCGCCAGCAGCATCGGTCTCGATGCCTATCAGATAGTGACCGCCGGGGTCGGTGCTGTCGCCAGCATCTTCCCAGACGCGCTGTCCCATCAGGTTGATGTTACGCGCTTCGAACGCCACCTCAGTTCCCGTGAGCACAGCGGCCCGTAGGTCGGTGGTCGCCGATGCGTAGGCATCAACATCTTTGGCAGTCACGTTGCCGTCGGCCGTGTACAAGCCCACATGCATCGTACAAGTGGAACCGCTGTCAAGATCGTCATTAAAAATCTTGATCGAGACAACAGCTGCGTTTGTTGCAACTGGGCACAACATAATCGTATCGCCAGCAGATAGGTCACCTGCCGCCAATGCGATGGTTCCGCAAGCAACGCGCATCCGGCCGTGCAAAGTACGGCTTGGATTCATTGCCTGTGGGTTGGCGAGGAAATTCGTGACGAGGTCTTGATTTACATTTGCCATGTCATTTCCCCTATTCCGAACACAGGATTTGAACTATTTTTTCTTCTTCCATGCGCGTGGCGCCGAATGAAGAACACACATAAACTTGTGTGGAATAGCTCTTATCTGCTCTTGGGCCGATCTCAGTCATCAGGTCTTTGCCCATCGCCAGCGTAATACCGTCTTCAGCCCACGCCAGAACCTGGCGATAGGATGAACCATCGGTATTCAACCGGGTTGAAGTGATGAACTCAAAACCCATGAACGTATTGATCTCGCCCTGTACCAATGCCTTCACAGTATTGAAGTCGGCAGAGGTGACGGTTGAATCGTTCAAGAGGTCTTCGATCTGCTCGGGATGAACAGCGATGTACCGCTTGATCGACGGGTCTACATTGTTCTGGTCAAGGATTTTCTTGGCATTGACCAATTTCGCTATTGAAAGCCCTCCCGCTGGCGAACCAACGCCAACGATTTGACCTGCCGGCAAGCTGGTGGAAGTCGCACCGGCTTTGCCTGTTAGTGCTGTACCATCGGCGGCGTCAATTATGGCGTCGTCGACGGCCCGCCCGATCGCATACGCAGCTGCGTTTGCATACGAGCTTGTCGGATCGATGAGCATCTGAACCTTGTCAGAATCGTCGATACATGATCTTCAAGCTGAGTCGCGAGTTCAGCCCCGCCTTTCGGCCGCTATACGTCACCGCATAGATGAGACTATATCTTCACCCTTTCGGGTGCTGGGCGCTTCGGGCCGCTCGGCCCTACTTCCTTTCGGAATAGTCGTTGAACCTTCCGCTCTCGCGGCTTGGCTGCTGATTGTCTCAAAGAGAGTTCCCAGCAATTCACCCAGTTGTTGCCTGCATATTTCTATGCAGCGGCCCTAAAGTTAAGGTCAGCATATTCCCAGTGATCCATCGTAACCATTCGTCTCGAATGGGGTGTTTCAGCAAGCGGGGTATCCCCGTGCCTGCTCGTCTTTTTTTGAGCCACCGCCGAGCCCACCTGGTCGAAGAACGCCTTCTCACCAGTTACGGACTCTTCGCGAACGGCTCGTCGTAGGAGACTACCTTTTTGCTGTGACAGCATTTGCACATTAGCGCTAAATTGCTGAACAAAGGCAGTCGTGATTTGAGTGCTCATGGAGCACCTCCTTTCACGAGTGGTTCAGCGGCTACCCGTCAAATGACGGACCTGTGCTTTTGGTTTTTGCGAGGGCTAAATGCTTGTCTCGACTTTTATCGCGTTGACTTGCCTGCCGGCCAAAACGTCGGTTGTCAGCAAGCGCAGCAGCGCGACAATTAAGCGGCAGATTCCTCCTCTGGAAAAATCTCCCCCATTAATCTCTGCACCTTCTGCACATAATCGTCGTGCTGCGGGTGGCTGCGGTCCCAGTATGGCGAATCGGGACGCTGTAATTCGTTAATCTCGGACTGTGCCTCGGCCGGCGTCATCGCATTGCTGTCGCGATCGCCGATGACTTTATCCTCCGAAACATTGTCGTGTATCCAACTCGCCGCGTTGATCAGCGTCTTGACGAACGCCGGGTGATCGCGCAGCGGTATGCCGCCCTCGAGCACCAAGTCGGTCAGGCCCTCCTCGCCGAACTCGTCGACGAAATTGTTGCCGCGGCCGAGACGCTCATCGTAGGCGTTCCCGAACTCCTTTTTGAGCTCGGTCACCGCTTGTTGTTTGGCACCTTCGACATCGACGGTCGAGCCGTCCATCATGTTGGCGGCGAACTCTATATAGGATTGGCTGAGTTGTTGCGCCTGATTATTGTTTAGGCCAACGCCGTGCGCCGCGGTTCTGAACCAGGCGACAAAGTCGTCATTGACGCCTGTGCCTTCCGGCGTTTCCGAGAAGTCAAGCTCGTAGCCGTCGCCTTCCTTGGGACGGCCGAGGCGGTCATATACCTCGTTCCAGTCGCTCTCATCGGCCCACTTGCCCGGCACCGGCACCTTGTCGGCGCCGATCATGCTCTGTGCATGTACATAGGATTTGGCGAGCGCGCCCACGTCGGTGAACGTCTCGAGGCTTTGATGCCCGCGGATGTCCTCGGGCAAATCATCTTTCCATGTAGCAACTACCTCAGACGGAGCCTCCCCGGTCTCGACCGGAGCATCCGCTACCTGTTCGTCAGCCATCGTAATCAATCTCCTTTACGTCACGCATTAAGTTTTGAATGGTCAGCACGACCGATCGCTGGCCGTCATTGAAGGCGGAATCACAACAACGCTCGGCATGCACCAGCGTGTGGATGTGAAACCGGCGCTGTAGATCATCCAAGACGATCTCGCCGTCATCGGTATTGAACAGCGCCTTGTATGTCGCCCTCAAATCCTCGGGCTTGATCATGCCGCCTGTCCGCCGGCAATCGCCTGCAACGCCATGCCGGTCTCTTCAGACATGCCGTCGACCGCCTTGACTGCCGGCGCTGCGTTGCCGGCTGCTTCCGCGGCTTGCATGGCCTGCTGCATCTCGGCTTGCTCTTGCTGCTGCTGTTGACGCTGCGCTCGGATAGCGCCGACCTCGAGTGTGCCGCGGGTCACGCTGGCGGGAATGCCGAGCACCTTGATGACGTGCTTGGCAAGGCCGTCGGAATCAATGTGATCGACGATGCCCGGATCGAGCCCCATCAGCGGCTGGAGCAGTTCGAGCATGCGGACCATCGCCTGCACTTCGGTCTGCTTTTGCGCCTTGGCGAGCGGCGACACATATTCGATGCCGACATCTGCCGCATCCAACATCGGCGGCGCCACCGGCAGTTGCTTGCTGCGCAGCATGATGTTCCAGCATCTGCCGATCAGCGGTTGCAGCAGTTCCGCTTGCAGCCGCCCCAGCACCGGGCCGAGCAGGCGCATCTTTTCCTCGGTACGCTGCAATACCTCGGTCGCC